GTACATATCGCCACGTCTCAACATCTCATACGCACGATTTAATACTGCTAATTGTGTATGAAGTACATCTTGCTCATTATCGTTACCTCTAAACTGTCCTATTGCAGTATTCTCAATTGCATCCTTAGAAATATCTACTATATCCATAGCCATAACAGAAATGTTATATCTAAAAATATTACCCTCCATTGTAGCGTTATTTACTACAACATGAGATAGTGGGAATATAGTTTGTTTCTTAAGGTCAACACGAAAAATATCACCATAAGTAATAGTGTTCACAAACTCATCTTGAGCTAACTGAACTCTTATTCTTTCCGTTACGTTGTAAAATCCTTGCATTATGGGTGTACCTCAATAATTAAACTAACCTGATCTAATATATCATTAGAAGCAACAAATAACGTTGTATAAGTTTCAACTCTTATTTTATCAACATCAACCCTCCATGCTCTAGCAAATCCGTTTTTACCTCCAGTATTCATAATAACATATGTTTTGTTATTAGTAAACTCACTAGTTAAAGTAAGTGTATAAACACCAACGCCAACATAAGCCCATGTAGGAGTTCCGCTCAATTGATTTATTCCTATTGTAGAAGTTGGTGCATTAGTACTTGTTTGAGTTACATTTGCTTTGTAAGTTTTAATTCCATTTCTAAGCTGTAAACCCGTCAACTTTCTACTGCCAAATATACCACCACCTAAATCTTGAGATACTTCGATTAGGTCAGTAGCAGCTAAATTACCTGTTGAATGTGCTGTCAATTCACTTATTCTTACTTCCGCCATTTTCGTTTAATTTAGTTAGGAATATAGTCAACTTAACTATATTTTCTTGTTTTGGTTTATAGTTCTTTCTCATAGATACCAGCCACTCATATTTATATCTCTATCTGGGTTAACATCTCCGTTACTATTTGTATTATATTCAGGATAAAGATTATTATTAAAACACATATAGTCAACAAATCGTTTAGTATAATTTTCAGCAATACTTCTTTCTTTCTCAACTAAAAAATCTACTTCCTCTTTAGATACCGATTCACTATTTTCTGAACCATGCTTATAAACTCCTTTGTTAGCGACTGTATAAGCTGCCCAAGGTAAATACTCAACCATTGCCCAATGTATCAGCATAGGTTTTATATAAGTGTTTACAAGCGTTGAATAAGGTACAGCTAAAGTACCAGCAACTATATTAGCACTAATTCTGTTGTAAAGGTCAGTTCCTAAGTAATTCTGAATGTGAATATCTTGTGCAATCTTAATATATTGAACAAATTTATCTACGTCAACGTTTCCGTTTAACGATGTCATTTTAGTTAAGTCTGCCTTAGTTATAAATAGAGCTTCTGCCATTATGCTACGTCTGAGGGTAAGTTAGTATTATTTGGGCTAAATCCTTTCAAAGGCATATCATTTGGCTTCATAGCAACCTCTTTAGGGTTTCTAACTACATAACCAAATTTCTCTGCTTTGTTGGTAGATACCGTTGGAGCATTAGGGCTTTTTACATCAATAGATTTAGTTGCGCTTACATAAGTTTTACGCACCCATTTATGGCCACATCTTGGGCCACCTTTATATTTAAATATATCGTAAGTGTCTGTTCCAAATTCACCAAAACCTTCGTTAACTACAGTTTCACTCATCATCGCAATATCTTCTTTTCTGTAAAGCTTATTACGTTGCATCATTAGTTTACAAAAATCTCTCTCAGGTGACTTATTACCATCGTAAACATATCTAACCTTAAAGAAGAATCCATTAACCTCTTTGTCTTGGTTTGACTTTTGATTAGGTGAAGCAACGCCTGAGTTAACAAACTCCCAAACCTTAGATAGTAAAGTTGGTTTAGGCTTTAATGATTCTTCCCATTCAGCAACTTGTAAATCAAGGTCATCGTCAGTATCATAATCAACATCACGCTCATCTATTAACTCCCAATCTTTTAAATCTTCATCCTCACCAAATCGTGACAAAACGTCACTAAGTTTATCGTGTGAACTCATAGCTACTTCCTCAGACTTTTGCTCATCAGCTTCAATATCTTCAAACAAGTTTAATCTTCTAAAGAATAAGTCTAAGCTAATATTATTGTAAGCTAACACCTCAGCAATAGCGTCTAGGTGAATATCTTGTTGTGGTCTAACAACTGTATTGTGAAAGTACTTAGCAGCCACCTCAATCTCATCAGCATTAGAACTGAATCCTTGACCATCAGGAGAAATACCTACAAGCATAGGTGAAGTAATACAATGGCCTACTAATATTTTATTTCTACACTCAGTTGATAAGTAGTTGTAGTGATCAGGCGCATCGTTTAATGGAATATCATCTACCGTTGTTTTTTGTTCTTGGTTATTGTTGAATGATACAATTACCTTCTGACCTCTAGCACCGGTCAACTTGCCTAGAACTTTCTTAGCTTGAATTTTCTGTTGTTCTTCAGTTGGTACACCGTTGTTGAAGTTTACTACCTTAGTACCACTAAATCCGTTATCAACATCATTAATCAAGTATTCAGATATCCTTTCTTCAAGAATACAATAATCCAAACATGGTTCGTATGCAACAGCTGAGAAATATTTTCTACCTACTGACTGCGCTCCAAATACAAGTAACTCAATCCCTTCATTAGATGTTCCAAATGCTGGAATGCGCTTAGGCACAAATGCTTTAGTATCACTCCAATTATCAGAATAATAATAACCCGTAATGTTACCATCCTTATCGCACTTTTCAGGTCTGATTAAATTGATAGGCATATATTTTACCTTAACAATCTTATTGTGTGCTTTATTATAAATTAATTGATATGCTCCTTGGCCTAAATGATACAAGTTGTCACCAGCAGCTCTTAAATCATCAGGTCTGAATAATGCTAACATCTGAGCAAAGTCATTAGGCCTTCTATTTGCATTCTTAGCATACAACCCACGCCCGTACATTAAACGTGTAATGTTATTGATAATAGAACCGTTTGTTGTAGAGTTTCTTCTACGATCAATCAGCCATGTATAATAGTCATTCTCAGTACCGTATTCAACCCATTTATCTCTACCATCTTCAATGATTTCAGGTTGAGTGTAAGATGATAACTGTAAAATATGTGTGTTATTCATAAACTATAAATTCATTATCGGTTGTGTTCTGAACATACTCACCGTTATTAATTGTGTATGTTGTAGCTGACTGATTAGTGCAAAATATCTTATCCTTGTAAACTACGTTAGCACCATCTAAAACAGTTAGCGTATAAGTATGACCTTCTACTAATGCAATGATTTTAGATATAACTGCATAGTAGTCTAGTTGAGTTATTGTAATGCTATAAGTGATAGAATCTCTAGTTATCTCATCTGTAATAATCATGCTATCCGCAACGAATAACCGAGGGATAATTTTAAACGTTTGCGATGTAGCTTGTTCTCTTAGTACTAACATATATTAGTATAACTAAAAAGTAGCAAAACTGTTTTAAAAACAAAAAACCCCCACTAATATAGTGAGGGCTTCAATAGTAAAGTAGTATTAAGCACCTAATACAATAGTAACTCCAGCACTAGTTAACAACGCATCTGTTGTAGCTTCCATAAAGTTAGCTGGTACTGGTTCCATTCCTACAAGTGTCAATGTGTAACCGCTTAAATCACCCATTGCAGCACCAGTTGTAATAGTACCACCCGTTACATCCATTCCATGCTTCAAACCGCACATGAAATAGTTAGAGTTATTATCTACAACAATAACTGTAGGGTTTCCGTAAGCTAACAATTTCACTTGTTTATGAGTAGCAATGTCTTGCTTAGTCAACGTCAAGTTTAAAGTCTGCTCAAAGAAAGTAGTACCCGTATCTCTTGAGGTTACAATTGTTTGTTCAAATGAACTAGCAGCTCCTTTCAAATCATACTTATAACCGCTAGGCGTTCCCGTTACGGTTTCAATAACATCAGTATTTGTTGAATCATAAGTTACTCCTGTCATGTCCCCTTGGTTCATGAAGAAAATAGCTTTTAATCCTCCTACTGTGTCTTTACATGGGAGTAGTCTCCCTAAACTTAAATCACATGGCATAGTTTCTATATATTAAAAAAGGGAAGGCACTTTACCTCCCCTTTTAAGTTAATTAATCTTGTTATTAGTTTACTCCGTTTGTGATACCGTAAGTAACGATGTCAGTAACATTACCATAGTTAACAGCACCTGTAAACTTCATGATGAAACGTACATTTTCTGAACCATCGATATCTTCCATATCGATAACTTTAACCGCTTGGTGGTCATTCAACAAACCAGTACCAAAATACAAGTTATCTTTGTAAGTAGCGATAGCAACTGTTGAAGTCATACCTTTACACATTACCAAAGGAACACCATCAACAGAAACAGATCCATCTGTGTACCACATTGAACCCATTGCGTTAACACCATTTCCACCTAATCCTGAAGTACCGAATCCACCTAATGATTGGATATAAGCCTTAAAGATAGCTTGTGAACAGTAGATTGCAAATCCTTCGTATCCGTATAAACGGTCAGGAATAGCGTTGATAATTTTACGCAATTCAACTAAGATAGTTGAAGCATCAACAGTAGTACCAGCAATTTCTTGAGCAGATGGTAGAGCAGCATCAGCAGCTAACAACGTTTCAAATCCATCAAACTCTCCTTGGTTAGCATTAACACCTGACCAAATAGTTGTTTCCATCTTAGCAGCAACTTTAGCAGCTACGTGTGCGATTAAGAAATCAGCAAAGTTTTTAGGTAGTACATCAGTAGCTGAGTAACCCATAGATACCGCTTCCCAATCTGAACGGAAATCAGCCTTACAAAGTTGTAAGTTTACTTTTAATGATTCAGGTTGTAGTGAACGCTCAGTTAATGTAACTGTAGATGTTGGATCAAAGTCACATCCGCCATTCTTAACGATATCGTTAACTGCGATGTTCTTTAATACTTCACGATACTTAATGTTAGGTTTAACCGTAATTAAGTTCGATTCAATTGTGTTAGCAGACAAGATTGCAGCAGCAATGTACTTGCCAGCAAATTCTCCAGCATAGCTGGTTGTCATGTTAGTTTGTGTAGCCATTTCTTTTATTTATTTATTTAATTTGATTAAGCTTGTGAAGCCCAAATACCAACACCACCTGTTACATACCACTTAGTAGCAGCAACCGCAGTAATTGTTACGAAGTCACCGTTGTTAGCAGTAGCTTTAGTGTTTACAAGGTCTTTATCAACAACACCTGAAGCAACTGAATCAGCAGCAGCATTAGCAATTGAACCATTGAAACCATCCAAAGCATTAGGAGCTAATGTAATTAGGTTGTTACCGTCAGCACCCGTATTACGGAATGTGAAAGTCATACCGATGTTATTAGCATCGATTAAAGGTAAAGTAAGTACAAGTGCATCTGTAGCAACGTTGTATTCTACACCAGCGTCAGCAGCAGTAAATGTTGTTGAAGCTGTAATTGTTGTTTGAGGTTTTCTAACTCTCAATACATCATTTGAAGTTGTAATTGGCATAATTTATTTATATAATTTAGTTAATACTCTATCAAGTGGAGACTGCGCACTATTTTTAGCATATCTAAACACTTCAATAGGTTGTGCATTCTCAGGGTTGTGATTAATTGGTTCAGCAGCAGGAGCAT